GGAAACTTATCTGTAAAAATCCTCATGCACTCCAGGGCAATCTGCTGGTGCTCCCACTGCGTCCCATTCGCTGTTCGCAAACAGATGTAGTGGATCCAGCTGCGCAATGTCCCGTGCATATACAACGTGGTTGGCGTACACAGAGGCAAAATTCTCCGCGCCGTCTCCTTAGCAGCCCCACCCTCTAACAGCAGCTGGTACAACTTGTAGCTCTCGCTGATAAGTTGCCCACAGCGATCCTGCCAGTACCGCTGCACAAGCGGATCCACAGCATCAATACTGTTCTGCCGATTCTTTTGATCCTGCAGCCGCTGGTACGGCATTTCAGCAGGAACTGTCTTCGCATAGCGCGTAGAAAACTCCTGGAATGAGAAACTGCGATGCCGCAGAATCTGCGCCGCAATATCCCGCTCAGTATCAATCTTGACGCACAACGAAGCCATTTCAAACGGGCTCCAGTGCTCGTGCTTAATCAGGTAACTCAACAGCTTTGGAGCTGTCTGCATATTCCCAGCGTTGTCTGGATTAGACACGCGGGCCATCTGCACAATCAATTCTTGTGCAGCTGGTGTGCAATGCACAAAAGAAACGTTCATCGATCTTGGTAAGGAGCAGTCGCCAAAGTGTTAATCAGCCGGTTCAAGTACCAGCGAGCCTTCATGAAATCCTCAAGAGGATCCTTCTTAATCCACGCCCGGCTGATGTACTTAATGACCTGCCAATGCAGACCACCAACTACAGCATCAGGCGCCGGCCTCACCCAATCCTCAATTACATCAATAACCTCAACTCGGCCATTGGTGTAATGACTGGGACTGTTGACGTTATCCGTCATCCTTTAGACCCCTGCACAGTTTTGTCGTTGAAGTAGCGCCCAGTCATTGAGTAGTCCTTCGCTGGCAACATCGACAGCCGATGAAACACAATCTGCGCAATCCGCATCCCCGGCCAAATCGGCACAGGGTGCATGACCCGCGCATTCTGCAGCTCCAGCGTCAACCTGCCGCAATACCCAGGATCGACATACCCCGCCAGCAAGTGCTCGATACCCTCCCTGGCTCGGCTGGACTTAAGCGCCAGCTGCCCGGCAATACAGTCTGGCAGCTTGAACTCTTCCAGCGTCTCGGCCAGCACAAACTCATGCGGCTGGAGCATGTAAGGCTTGTCCTTACTGCACTCGGCAATCGAGTACGGCACAAGATCAGTCGTCGTCGGCAACTCAATCAGCAGATTGCTGCCCAGTCGCACATCGAGACTCGCTGGATTCACCAGCGCATCATCAAAAGGAGTTACAAGACCCCGGCGAACCAGGGTCAGAATCTCCACGTCTGGAAGCACCGTCATTAAATGTGCCTCCAAGTTTCTCTGCGCACTACCCGGTCAATCACAGCAAAACCGACACGTAAATCGTTGGCCATATTTGTAGAAGAGCACCCCCTACGTGCATGAGGCGCGTATAACGCACGTATACATAAAACCTGCTCTTCTGTGAGCAAAGCGCGTCCGTTTGAAGATCCTCGTTTTGCTTGTTCAGCAGGTGTTTGCCACGCACAATTACCGGGCTCATAGTTACCCGTATCATTGAGTCGCCCCAAGGTTGTTCCTTTAGGGCGTTCTCCCATATCTGCTAAGAACAACTCAAAGTCATTCCAGCGGGCACATACGGTTACGCCTCGTTGTCCATAATGCGGAAAACGATGGTTTTTCGGATTTCGGCATCGATCGCGCATACTGCTCCAAGAACGGTATGTGGGCGACCATGTGCCGGCAGCATGTCCGTGTTTTGTGGCTTTTTTCACGCAGCAGCCTCAACAACTTCCTGCTGGAGCACAACGTTCTTCCACGTCTTGCCCCACTTGATGTTGTTGATGGTGGTGCTGTGGACGCCAAACTCATCAGCAATCTTGGCCACCGACTTACCGCCCGCAGCCAGCTGGCGCTTGATCTCCAGCACCTTCGCCTCACTCAGCGACGCCACCCCACGCTTCCCCTTGCGGCTGGACTTACGCGTCTTAATTTGAGACTGGGGCTTGCGGGTGATCTTCTCGCCGGCGGGCAGGGGAATGGATTGCTTGCCCTTGCTCAGATCAAGCTCAATATGCTGGCTTGCTTCGAGGGCTGTACGAGCTGCCTCCAGCGCCGTCTTGATCTGCTGGAACTGGTGCTCCGAAAGAATGTGCATGTTCATAGGTCAGAACGCGTGCAGTGTAGTACAGAATCGCCGTTGTGGTTACTCCATACCCTCCAGCTCGGCGGCGATGGCGAGGAGGCTTAACCTGATCTCGACCATCTTTTGCAACGGCAAGGCGTGGTTGCGGTCGAAGAACTCCTCTTCAAGAGCTGGCGACACCACCTGATCCGCAGCAGCACGCAGGGCGGCGGCAATACTGGGACAATCGCGCAGATCGGGCACGGCACGAAAGGCATCCAGTACCGCCTGCGCGGCGGGAGAGAGGTCAGTCATCGAGCTGCTCCAGTGCGCGGCGGATAACTGCCATAGCCGTCTGATCATCCGTACCTGCCTCAACAGCAGCCCAAGCCTGTAGTGCTCGATCCTTCAAGCTCGGCGGCTTGGGGCGTCTGGCGGCGCGGAGCGAAGGGATAAGTTCGGAATGTGTGGCCAGGTTTTGCCAGTGAAGCCACTCACAGCACGCCTCCAGCTCCTGGTCGGCGCCCCACTGTGCGGCTTCAGTGGCAACGTAATCAAAGTAAGTCTTTGGATCGTCTTGATACTGGTCGGCTTGCTCCCACCACTGCTGCACCAGCTCCGGCGGTGGGGTGATGGGGTCAGTCATTCTTCAACCTCATAACGTTTGGCAATGGCAGCAGCCCAAGCCATCAGGTCGCTGGCTCGCACCAGTTGCACGCCCTCTTCAGCACCGTCAGCAACGCGCCAATGGCATGAAGCCGTGTCTCTTAAGGCTTGCTCAATGGCCAGCTTTGCGGCCCAGGTTGCAGCTTTGGCGGCAACGTAGAGGGCCTTGTCGCAATGGGCGGCACCATTGGTGTCCCATTCGGATTCCCACTGGCGGATGATTTCGGCGGGTGGTGAAAGTAGGCGTTGATTAGTCATCGTCGTCAGGCAGGATTTCAAGAAGGGATGAGATGCACTGGCCGGTGGTGTTCTCAGCGCCAAGGCAGTAGCGCTCGGCCTCGCGCAATGCCATGCGCAGCCGCTCCACAACGGGCCACGGATCGTGCAGCTCGGTGGAGAAGTCTTGAAAGGGTGCTGGGTGGAAGTCGCTCATTGCTGCACCTCCTCTAGCAACAGATCAGCAAGCTCCTCAAAAGGTGCGAGCCAGTCGTCGTCGCGCCTCCGGTCAATCAACCACGCCGCCACCTCACGGATCGCGGCGCGGGCTTCGGATGCCCAATTTACGGCCTCCTCATCCAGCTCCAATCCGTACTCAACGCCGCTGATAGCAAGTGCTACCCGGCGCACCAACGAACCATCTGGTTTTGCCGGATAGTTGGAACTTGTAAGCGGTGCTGATGAGTTGGGCGTGAGCAGATCGGTAATCTGCTGCGCTTGTTCTGGAGTCAGCTTCAGCGGCTCACTGATTTCGTGGACCTTTGACGCTGGGCGCTTGACGGACTCCAGCGCCTCGACTCGGCTGGCCAAGGCCAAAATGTTGGCACTGGTTTCGACGATATGCTTGTGAACTGCATCCTCCAGTAACTGGATCCTGTCGCGGAGTTCGAGAAGGCAATCCGCAGTAGCCCACGGGACTTGGTGTTTCATACCGGCGCAAATGTGTACATGCTCCCACTGTTCGGGTGTTGCTTTGTAATCAGCCATCGAGTTGCTCCAGTGCGCGGCGGATGATGTTTTCGTGAGCAGCATCAAGACGATCTGAGGCGTCGTCTAAAACTGCAAGCGCTTGCTCCTTCAAGCTCGGCGGCTTGGGGCGGCGGTAATTATAAAACTCAATTACATCTTCTTCTTCCCACGCAGCGCACTGCTTGAGGTAATTTCCACAAGCTAGTAACTCTTGGTCGGCACCGTATCGGGCGGCTTCAATCAACAGTTCATTGATTCCTTTGTTGTAATCATCATGCTGCTCAAACCAAAGCTGCAATAGCTCTGACGGTGGGGTGATCGGATGTTGGTCAGTCATCGAGTTGCTCCAATGCGCGGCGGATTTGAGATAGATCGCGTCCTAAACCTCGCTCAAAAAGATCTGCGTTGAGCACATCTAACTGCAACAGCGCCAACTTCTTCAAGCTCATCGGCTTGGGGCGGCGGGCAGCGCGGAGTTCGTCGCTGAATTCGTGGTGAATCCACTCTTTGGCTTTAAGCCACTCACAGCACGCCTCCAGCTCCTGATCAGCGCCCCAGCGGGCGGCCTGGGTGGCGATGTCTTGCAACCTCTCAGTTGTGATCGTCACTGTGGACATGGTGCGCAACTGGCTGACGTATTCAGGCAAGTTGCGCCACTCTTCCACCAGCTCCGGCGGTGGGGTGATTGGGTGGTCAGTCATTTGTCCAACTCTTTTACAAGTTTTTTTAGGGCTCTGAACTCGCCCCAGGTCAGCTTGAAACTTTGATCGCCGTAGCTGCTCAGGTGGGCATCAAAGCCTTCGCCGTTGTGCCATAGCGACACCTCGATGAAGGCGTCGGGCTTGGCACAGTGGTCAAACTTCTCCAGCGGCGCGTATGCGGCATCGAGTTTATATGTGGTGATGTCAGCCAATTAAAATCTCCTGAATAGTGCGTGTACGGTGTTCTCTGATGATGAATTTATGTCCGCCATCCTTGGCGTACTGCGTTAAGTAATAAGTACCAGCAGAACGAACTTCGTCCAAGTTGTTGCTGGAGCCACCAGCCTGCCAGTCGCCATCGGCGTCTTCTATCTCCCACTCGTAGTGGAGATCGGTGATGATCGGATCTGGTTGATTAGTCATCGTCTGGCAGTTCATTAAGAAGGGCGTAGTCACCGATGATTGCCAGCGCCGCTTTGTTGTAGGCACGAGCAGCATCTAGCTCATTCTCAAAAGCTCCCAAAAGGTATTGCTTACCTTTGTATCGAAAGGCAGCACGATACGGCTTTTTTGGGCTGGTGTTTTTCTGCACACCTCGATACTTACTGAACTTGTTTGGCGGCAGTGGCCTATTGGCCTGCGACAAGTAAAAGTCCTTGTCGTTCATCAAACGTTTAACCATTGGAAAGCCTGTTGAAGACGTAACTCACCAGCGTCTCGACTAAACGCCGGTCTACATGCCCCTGCATGTAACGCTGCGAATCTGCCAGCAGCTTGTTAAACCGTGCAGCATCGTAGTGCTCTGCAGCTGGAGCACCTAACACTCGCTCCCGCAAAAGCTCAGAGCGAGTAATACCTCTCGTCTGTGCTTCTTTATCAATCACAGCGAGGTCGG